AGGGAGGACAGTTCAGATCGTAGCTGCTCATCCTTAGCCTCACCACGGAGAATCTTTCCTTCTTCTGCTTTGTATTTATTTGTCTGCGCTTCTTCCCGTAGCTTCGTGGTTTGTTCCGTAGCAAGTTTAGCCCCTTCCAGTTCCATTGACTTAGCCTTCTGAGCAATCTGCAAAGCCATTTCCGGGTCTGTAGTTCTCAAAGCATTAGCCATTTGAAGGAGGCCTTCAGGCGTGTTTGTATCAAACTTACTAGACAGCTCACGAAGCTTCGTAGCCCGTTTAATCATTGGGTCTTGTACATCAACTCCGAAGGCCCCTGCAAGGCCTGTACCCACTGAGGAGCCAGCTTTGTAGGCCATTTGCCCTAGTTGCTGGTCAGGGGTTAATTGAGCGAATGAGGAAGCCCGTTGATTCAACAACTGGTTTTGCATCTCTTGTGGAGACAAGGAGCCTCCGAATAAACTAGGTTCTGTAGCCATATATTCCTTACTTAGTTAGCGATGCAATTAGTGCTGCAATTGGATCGGAGAGACCAGCAACACCTCCTGTTAGGGCTGAGCGAGTAGCAGTATTAGCTGTATTCTGACCAGCAATATATTGATTAGCCGCTGCTTGGTTGCTTGCTGCCGAAGCGGAACCAAGGGCTTGACCCTGTGTAAGGGCATTGCTTCCCAAGTTCTCAGCATTAGATGCACCTGAGATGAGGTTGGTATATGGAACAAGAGAATTAGCCTGTGCGCCGTAGCCAGCATTAGTCAATGCAAGACCGCCTGTCATCAAGCCACTACCAAAGGTTGTCTGAGCTTGCCCCGCCAGTTGAGCATTAGCAGCCAGCTGAGCATCCTGCTGAGCCATTGCATTGTAATAAGCAGCCATCTGTGGGTTAGCTGCTTGAAGGCCAGCACTCCCTGCACCATAGCCTGCGGAGGTGCTTCCTGTTGCAAGCCCTAAACGGCCTTGTTGTTGTTGCTGGTTAGTGAGTTGTGCAAGCTGCTGTTCACGCCCGGGAGCCAAGAGCCCCTGCTGTTGTGTCATCCAGTTCTGAGCAGCCATCTGAGGGGACTGAGCAACATACTGCTGCCCCAGATTAAACAAGCCTTGACCAGCTGCTGTAACCGTTGGCTGATAAGCCTGTTGCTGCTGAGCCTGTGACAGGCCTGTACCAGCCATGCCAATAAGCCCTTCACGCATTGCAGCAATGTCAGGAGCAACTTGGTAGCCAGCCCCTGTAAGCTCTCCCTGTGGCCCGTACTGGAAGCCAGAGGTTCCAAAGCGGCTTGTAACCCCTACTGGCCTAAACTGGGCCATCTGAGCAGCCTGAGCTGCTGAGGTGGTTGCATTACTTGCCGCTTGGTTGGCTACGAGGCCTGTACCCAGTGCCTGTACAGCAGGGTTGATTAGTGAAGTCCAATCGAATTCAGCCATATTAATAACTCCCGCCATCTACTGTTGCTGTAAGAACACCCGACACTGTTAGATTCACCATTGTGGCTGTTCCTGTGAAAGAGCCGTTATTAGCCTCACTCTTGGAGCTGATTGCTGAAGCTATGTTAGTAAATTCAGTATCAATCTCCGTGCCTTTGATAATCTTATTAGGATTGCCTGTAACTAAGCCATCTTTAATGGCGAAGTTGGTTGTCTTTGTGTAGTTCATGGATAACCTCTATCTTTCATGTATTGTACAACTGTATCTAGCTCTGCTGTTGTAGCATAGGATTTAATTCTATTTGCTTTCCAAGAAATAACTTGAACGTTATCCTTTGTGTAGCCTTTTGTAGAATCAATACGGTCTAAACTTGGGCTGGTTTCTCTAAAACCTGCTGAGTTCCATTCGAAATCAATATTAAAAATAGGACATTTGTTATCTACAGGCCAAAGCTCTTTAATATCTTCTAACGTTAATGTGTGCTCTCTATTCTTTTTTAATGCTCTGGCTTTAGAGGCACTTAACAGCATCTGTACCCGATAAGATAAATTAGTCAATCTACGATTGCGTTGATATTTTAAAGAATATTCTCTTATTTCATCCGCGCATCTTAAGCGACGAGCAGTCTGTCTAATCTTATCACAAGCTCTACAGCAGTTTTGAAGCCCATCCTTGTTGGCTCTGTTAATCGAAAATAAAGATTTATTTACCTCTTCTTTACAAAGATTGCAAGGTTTAGTTTCAAGGGCAGTGCTCATCGTGTCTTTCCTGTTTTAACATAAACATCTAACTTCTGAATGGATACAGGCTTTTCAAACACCGTTGTTTCAAAACCTAGCTGAATAACCTTACCTGAGCCGCCAATGTTAATAACTTTATTATCAAAGGCACTTCCCCCGTATTCACCAATTGCATACTCAGCAATGGCATATTCTGCAACAGCTTTATTAGCTAGTGAGAACTGACGACTATTTAAAATATCACTATAATCAAAGCCAAACTTCAGCACCACTCCGTAGCCCTGTCCACCAATAACCGTAATGCCAACCTTCTTCATCAGTTTAATAACTGTGGGTACAGCGAAATCAAAGTAGTTGGTGAAATAACGCATTAAGTAGCTATCTGTATTGTCTTTGTAGCCGTCATACTTACCGATGTAGCCAGCCTTGCCCACTAGCAAGTCTTTGTTACGAAGGTATTGAAAAGCTGTTGGTACAAGACCATCCCATGTAGTTGTTCTATTGGCTCCATTCTGAAGGGCCGCTCTCATGTCAAAGCAATAAACCAACTGACGGGCTGGGAGAGACAACAAGTAGAAGGCATCCTTATCAGAATAAACAGCCTTAATCTCAGCAGCATTCTCTAGGGTTATTTCGTACACAAGATCATCGCGCACATTGGCACTAATGTCTCGCATAGGAGCACTCTTCTCTTGAATAGTTCTCATGAGGGACTTAACACCTGCATCAGACAAGAACAAGATGTCTCCACCTGTTACAACCACTGAGTCTCTAGCGAAGCAGCCAGTGCCTGTAATAGCATCTGAGAGGGCCAGCTCATTAGGGTTGTTGGCATTGGAATAGATAAGAATTTGTCTACGACCAAAGATTATAAGGAAGTTGTTATGAGAAGCAAGAGCAACAATCTCATCACCACCAGCAGGCCACACCTGAGATACATCCAATGTTCCTGCTGTGCCTGTACTCAGTACAAAAGGAGCCAATAAATCAGAGAATTGAACAAGGCTCTTATTAGTTCCGTTATTAGCTGTCCATACACGGCCATAAGCACTAATAGCACAGTTGTTCTGAACCACAGTTCCTACGTAGCCTGCGTGCTCAGTTATTCTCCGATAGGATGTAGAACTAACTGCTGGATCAAAGATTAGAGGGTCGTGGCCTGTCTGATACATCACTAGGTGACTATTAAGAGAAGCCATCTGCCAGTTGCTATCAGTGATTGTAGGGGCTGTACCACCACCTCCGTAGGTTAGCTCTGTGAGGGTTGAACCTACCAGCTTAAACAGCTTATTGTTACCAGCAGCAACCACATAAGAAGACCCATCAACTGTAATCAGTTCCCCAATAGATTTAACTGAAGCAGTACTTAGAGGGGTAGAAACAGCATGAGCAGGAACCCACCCCTTACGAGCACCAATACGACCAAACTTATCAATCACACAGTTGTTAGCAATTGTAGCAAACCCATCCTCAAGAGTGATGGAGGAGTCTTGGGTATTAGCCCCTTTGAAGCCCGGAGCAGCAATAGTGGTTGTTAAGAGCTTTGCAACCATAATTAAACCCCTGTCCAGATCACCGCATCATCATACCTATTCTGTTCAATAGCAATGGCATCAGCAAGAGCAAGCCGGTATTGTTGATAAATCTCTCCGAAGGCTGTACCGCCATCTTCTCCTCGTTCACCCACAGCCTTAGCATAAGCAAGAAGCTGTACCAAGTGCTCAGGGACAAGCAATATATCGCTGTTAGCAACTAAGTTGGTTTGAGGGATAATTAGTTCAAACCGAAGCTGGTACACAGCATCAGGTTGAGGCCATACATCCACCTTCGTATCACCTACAGAGGTAACTCCGTTATAGCTGTAATAAGTAGGAGCTGAGTTCTGTATTGTTCCCATATAGTATTGACGATTAAGCCATACCTGAGAAGCTTGGCTCATAGGAAAGTCTTTTGTATCATTAAGAACATCACTTGTCTTAAACCGACCACCAGAGCCTGTGAGGGCATAGGAGCGTGTTCCGGGAACAGTTGGAACAACAATGGTGGACGCCAGAACATTCCAATCATTCGCGTCTTCCACTTCCCTCTTAGCATCATTAACAAATACACCGATAAGGGAACTATAAGGAGTGTCCTCAACAGAGGAAACAGGAGTTTCCCTTAGTCTTGTCAATACATTGTTAACTAATTGTAAATAGGCCATCTGTTTCCTTTATTTGTATACAGTATACCAGCTTTTGAGCAATATGTCAAGGCTTCTTTGTTGGTTTAGTTCTTTTAGCTTGAGAAAGAGCAATTGCTATTGCTTGCTTCTGTGGGCGTCCCTCTTTAACAAGTGTAGAAATGTTCTTGCTAACGGTTTTATCTGATTTACCTTTTTTCAACGGCATAATATTTCCTTATGGGGATACAGGCCACTCAACAGTCCAAGGAAACCCTGTCTGTTTAGTTACGTCCCGTAGAGATTGTCGATAGGAGGCCCACACAGTTTGGTCTACAGGGGCGTCAAGCACCTGAGTCCAATCACTGTCACGCAGCTTAGTTACACGCTGGTCACGGATGGTCTGAGCCTGCGCAGCATCCTTAGAAGCCTTGTAAGCAGCCTCAGCCTCCGCAGCCGTGGTGACACGGCCTGCTTCGTCCTTGGTGTCTGTAAACACAGGGCCTAGCACATACTTGGTGAACAGTTTCCCGTTAATCTCTTCAATGCCTGCTGCTTGGCTATATTGATAGACAGAGCCTCCGGAGGCTTGTGGGCCTTCAAAGACTATTGCTCCCCCGAAGCTGTTGATAAGGGCTTCGGAGAGCTGTTCAGGCATTGAAACAGAAGGAAACAAGGCTCTGAAGTCCTGCTCTGTTACTAGTGCTTCATTGATTTTAATTTGCATATGTTTCCTTTAAGCAATTGCTAAGAAGATGTAGGAACCACCGCTAACATTAATTGTAGCCAGTGCTGTGCTGTCAAGCGCAAAGCCGGTTGACACGGGATCAATAAAGTCAGTAATGGTAACTTCAGCGGATGTGCTGTTGAGGAGCAGGTAGGGGTCATTACCTGACACAATTCCACGGGCTGTGTCGTATGTATACCAATCACCAGTGCTATCAGTTCGCTTAATAAGAACAAACCTCGCCCCTGCTGTGAAGCCGCAATTAATGGTTTGTGTTGTTCCAGTGCCTGTGTAGCTGCCTACTTTGCTCACTCCGGGGCAGGTTGCAAAGAGGTACATAACATAAGTTGCGCCCGATGTATTTACATTTCCTACGCCGCTTGACCCTGCATAAACTGCCATATCATTTGATGTTGGGGGATTATAAGGATAAGTAATTCCATTTGCGCCGTTTGCAAAAATATCTGCATTAGTGCTATTTAACAGAAGTGTTCCATTAGCAGTTGCACCTTTATGATAGACAAACCAAGCTGTTGAAGCAGTACTTCGGCATTTTATAATTGCCATTTCTGGAACAGCGCTCAAATTATTAGAGATTAATAGTGCTGCACTCCCCGTCCCTGTATAGCAAACCTCATCAAAGAAGCCGGGGGCGCGTTTGAAAAATAAATTACTGTAGGTAAAAGTATCCCAGTTTGTTGTGTTTCCACCAGAGTTATCGCCTACTGTTATTCCATCCATATCGTATGAAACAATAGAACCAGCAGGAGCACCTTCAGCTCCTGTACTATTAACTGTAAGTCTTCGGGTTATTCCACGGAGCCTATCAAACCAAAGCGCACCATTGTTAGCTCCATCACGTTGTTGGAAAGTTGTTAAATCAGGAGAAAAACCAACGCCTGTAATAGAAGTTACTGTTGCATTTCCAGTGCGCGTCATGGGCTTAAAAACCTTAGTCGCATCAGTAGGAACCTTCATCGGGCCACGGCGTATGGCTATGTAGATGAATGTTGAACCATCTGCCACGCCACCATCAAATGTAAACCCAGTCGCATTAGGAGCAATACGAGTAGCTAACGCCTCTGCATTTGATAAATTAGGAATAAGAACTTGGTCAT